TGACCGCTACTGTTGGTGCACAGATTGGTGCAATGGCTCCTGAGTTTGTACTGAACACTGGTGAGAACTACTCTGGTAACTATGCTGAGGGAGGGCTACTTACTTCTAATCCCGGCATGGATATTGGTACTGGTATCTTGCAGTCTGCTGTTACACTGCTTGGCGGTGAAAGTCAGCTGCTTCGTAAGATGACAGGTGTTAAAGTACCTGACTCTGTTGAACGTTCCTTTAAGGAAAAGCTCAAGGCTTCTGCGTTGTCTCTGCCCAAGGCCATGATTGGTGAAGGTGCAGAAGAATACACACAGGAATGGTTGGGTGCAGTAAACAGCATGATTCAGGACGGACGTGCTCAGCTTACTGCTGATGACTTCGACCGTATGATGGAAGCTGGTATTGCTGGTGCTCTTGTTGGTTCTGCCTCTGGTGGAGCTAGCGTTATGGTTGACATGTTCAAGCATTCACCTAAGACAGACATTCCGTATGTTAACCCAGACCAGACGCCTCTTGAACTTCAGACTAAGTTTGAAGAAGAGCTAACTAAGATTGATCCCTTCACTCAGATTTCTAAGGGTGAAGGCATCATGCGTGATGCTATTCGTGTAGAAGCACAGAAGGCTGTAGCTGCTTCTGAAGAATCTTTTGCTCGTGCTCGTAATCCTATTGTCAATGCTTTGCGTAAGACAAAGGATGAGTTGACTACTGCTCGTGCAGGTACGTCTCCTAAGTATGCTCTACTTGCTACGCAAGAAGCAAAGGATGCGTATGTTAAGAAGCTTGAACGTGACCAGCAGAAGTATGCTGCTCAGCTTGCACGTCTTGCTCAGGCACAGCGTGAAGATATCAAGCAGCGTAAGCAACAGTTTGAGAAAGATCTCTCTGAGTCTGATAAGAAGGCTCGCAAGGCTTTCCGTGAAACTGTAACAGAACGCTTTAAGAATCTTGGTTATGATACTAACCTTACAGCTGAACAGATTGTTGATGACCGTAGGTATCAAGAAGCTCTGTTTAAGAAAGATCCAGTCAAGTACACTGAGATTATAAATAGCATTCAAGATACTCAGCAGTACGTACAGCGTAAGCTCAATCGTGCTGATGAGCATATGTCTAAGTTGCAGGCACGTAAGGGTGAATACAATGTATTCCTTGAACTCCTGTTGCAGAATGCTATTCCATACAATGATCGCCAGTATGAGTTTGTTACAAGTGAGCTTGCTCGTATTGATAAAGAGCTTGCACAGACAAATAGATTGAAGGCAGAAGTTAGAAAGTCTGCCGTTAACCTTGCTCGTTCTGCTGCACGTTCACAGGACTTGTCTGAGATTCAGACGAACATGGATGCCTTATTTGCTAAGGCAGATAGGCTTGACCCTGCTGTTCCTTTTGAACTTGACTTGCGTAAGCAGTTGAAGGATCTCTCAGATAAGGAAACACAAGAACGTATTGATGCTCTGCTTAAGAATGCACGTGCCCTACGTAGTACAGCTAAGCTGACCAACGATCCTAACTATACGTGGGATGCAGACTTTGCTGACTGGCAAGCTGCGCAGATGGGCACATCTAATCAGCAAGCTGCTCTACCTAGTGCTGATGCTTTCTCACAAAGGTACGGTGCTCTTCAGCAGAATGTTGCTCTTGAACAAGCTGCTGCTCTGAACAATCAGGTTGATCTTGATAGGGTTGCTGCTGACCAGTACATGCGTAACATGATTGCTGAACAACAGCAGCGTGCATATGAAGCTTCTCCTGCATACCAAGCACAGCTTAAGGTAGCTCAAGATAAGGCTAGCTATGATAATGCCTTGGATGGTAACATCCCTGAGCGTCAGGCTATCCCTCAAGAGACTTCTCAAGCTCGTCGTGATCTTGAAGCTGAACAGCTCAAGCGTATGTACAAGCAAGAGCAGCGATCCAAGCAGATTCGTAACAACATTGAAACACAGCGCCAGTCCTTTGAACGGTACACCCAGCAGGAAAAAGAAGTAGACTTCCAGCTTGCTGCTGAAGCTACTCAGCAAGTGTACGACTGGATGAAGAACACGTTGACTCAGCTTCCCGGTCTAAAGGATGTTGTATCTATTTGTTCTTCTGTTACTGATAGTAATGTACCTACTGCTGTACATGATGCTTTGGTTAATCTGTCCTTTAAGAACACAGATAAGAAAGCTATCCCGCAGGCAGTATACTGTGATGGCAAGATCTATGTGTTCGCTGACCGAGTAAAGTCTAAGGCACAAGCAGTACGTCTGCTTATGCACGAAGGTGTTGCTCACTATGGTCTGCGTGCTATAATGACTCCTCGTCAGTTTACTGGGTTCATGGCTGCTGTCTATCGTGATGCTTATGGTACTCCTCTGTGGAAAGAGTTTGAACGTCAGCGTCCTGCATATGAGAACGCTAATGATCTTGTTCGTACAGAAGAGTTCATTGCTTGGATAGCTGAGCGTGAGTCTCCTAAGTCTTTGCTTGAACGACTCCCTGTCATTCGTGACTTGTACAAGTTTATTCGTAAGTTGTATCAGAAGTTGTTTGGTGTAGATGGCTATGTTACTGAAGCTGATGTTAAAGATGTCCTTGCTGCTTCTGCACAGAACCTTGCCAGCAATAAGCCTCAAGGTGTTTCTTCTAATTATACTATCTGGGGTCGTGCTACGTACATGAGCACAGCTCTGAATGATGTTGCTCCTCAGTACGAACGTGTTGACCTTGTAGGTGCAGATGATTTCTCTGCTCCGTATGGTTGGGGAACTTACTTCTCTAATCCTGCGAAGCTTGCTGACTACTACAAGAGATTCAACAATAAGCAATCTGGTCTTCCCGGACAGGTGTATAAGAACTATGCTCCTTCCTTTGAACAGTTCATGAACTGGGAACGCCCTCTGTCTGAACAAAGATATGTTGCAGAACATCTTAATCGTTTGTTCAAGCAGATGCCTCCTCAGCAGATTCCTGCACAGGATGGTATGCATATTCAGTTCTTGGGTAAAGACATCGGTGTCTTCCTTGATAAGAATGAACTTACTCAGTTTATGAAGAACAAGGGTTACCTTGAACGTGTGACTGGACAGGATGTATATGAATACCTTGTGTCTCAATCTAGCAACACTAAGCAGATCTCTAGTATGCTGAGAGACTTGGGTGTGGCTGGTACTACCTTTAACTATAACAATGCCCAGAGCTATTGTTTGTTTGAAGGTGATAACATCAGTCATACTACTCCTGCGTACAGTTCTCCTGAAGTTCGCTTCATGGTGGATGAAGATACTACCTACACTGATATGCCCCCTCTTTATCTTGAAGAGTGGAAGCGTGCACAGATGAACCAGCAGACATGGACTGACCGTATGGTTAAGATCAAGAACACTGGTAAGTCTGTGGGTATGGATGGTAAGATCATTCCGCATACTGGGTTTGAAAGATTTGTAGAAGGCATGTATGACAAGTACCGTCGTATTCAGATTGTGCAAAGGTACATTAAGGATACGATTGGTAAGAATGTTATCGCTCCTGCTACAAACATCTACCGTCATATGACTGGTATGGTGAATAGAATTAACAGCATTCGCACTGATATTATGAATCAGCGGATTGCACCGCTTTGTGAACAGATTGGTAAGCTTGATATTCCTGCTGTAAAGGAAGCTCTTGATGACCTGCGTAAGGCTGGTCGTAAGGTTACTGAGCAGGACAGAGTGAATGCTACTTGGTCTGCCCTTGACGAGTTCCTTCTGGCTCGACATGCATTGGAACGTAACGCTGAAGTCAACAGGCGGTATCGTGGTAAGAATACGTTAGAGTCTCCTTCTGGTCTTTCTGACCAGCAGGCACAAGCTATCATTGACAAGTACTCTGATGTGCCGGGTATGAATGAGATTGCTGCGCAGTTTGACCAGCTTGGTAGATACCATCTGGACATGCTGGATAAGTATCGTATTGTTCCTAAGACTCTTACTGATAAGCTCCGTGCTACCTATAAGCACTACGTCCCGTTAAAGAACTGGGAAGAGTTCGTTGACGATCTTGATCCTGACTATGCACACAAGAGATCAAAGGCTGGTATTTCTGTTGGTGGTCGGGAGTTGTTGAAGAAGGCGAAGGGGCGGGAAGGTCTTGCAGAAAGTCCTTCTACACACTTGATGTTGCAGATCATGGATACTGTAAACATCGGTGAGAAGAACGATGTGTCTCGTCGTCTGCTTAACCTCGTTCGAGAAGTTCCTAACGAAGACCTGTGGGAAATCGCTACGGATAAGAATGAGAAGGGACAGCCATACTTCCGTATGTCTGAGAAGGGGGATGGCACTCTCTACTATGTGAGGAAGTCACATGGTCTTGAGGGTGAAGGACACAAGTTCATCAACGTGATTGATGACAAAGGTAACCGTGTTCGTATTGCTATCAAGGACGTAGCTCTTGCTGCTGCTTTGCGTAACGAGAATACTGTTGAAACAGGTGCAGTCATTAACTTCATTCGCAAGATGACTCAGAAGTTTTCTGCTTTGTTGACTACATATAACCCTGTGTTTGCTATCAAGAACTATCCTCGTGATATTCAGACTGCTATCTTTAACGTAGGTAATGTAATCTCTGAGGCACAGGCAAACAACTTGCTGGGTAAAGAGAACAACATTCGTCAGCGTATCATTAAGGATGCTACCTCTTTCCGCATGGTTAAGTTCCTCTGGTCAGAAATGAACGGTAAGGAATACACTGGTAAGGATGCAGCATACCTTAAGGAAATGTACAAGAACTTTGTAGACTTTGGTGGGCATACTCGTATGTTCCTTGCTAACGACTACAAGACTATGTACAAGGATGTACGTGAACTGTCAAAGCAGAAGGGTAACCTTCGTAAGACTCTTGACGGTGCTCTTAAGTATCTGGATACTATCTCTGACGTATCTGAAAATGCCACTCGGTTCTCTGTGTTCGTTGCTCTGACACAAGAGTTTGACAATCATATTGCTCAGGAAGCTAAGCGTAATGGTTGGTCTGCTCAACAGATGCAAGAGATGATGGATACTGCACATCAACGTGCAGCTAACGAAGCTCTGGAGATCACAGTTAACTTTACTCGTAAGGGTTCGTGGGCTCCTCTCTTCAACAGTCTGTGGGCATTCTCTTCTGCTAACATCGGTGGTAACGTGCGTATCTTGCGTAACCTCTGGAGGCGTGGAGATAGCTTTGCAAACAATGCAAAGAGAACCGCTGCTTTCATGGCTTATTCAGTAGCTTGTGGTATTCCACACGCACTACTGTGTAGGTGGCTTATGGGTGACGATGACGATGGTGTAAGTAAGTATGATAAGATTCCTGACTATATCAAGGACAGTAACTTTATTATACCTGCACCTTTTGGTGATGGTGGATATGTAAAGATCCCCCTGCCTTATGGTTATAATATCTTTTGGGTAGCTGCAAATGCAATGGAAGGTGTAATCAGTGGACGCACCAAGCCTTCCTCTGCTGCTACTAAAATCTTTGGTGCTTCATTTGATAACTTCAATCCTACTGGTGGAGCTTCCATGTTGAACTTCTTGCCTACTATCTTCCGTCCTATCGGTGAAGTAGTAGCCAACCAGAACAGCTTTGGTTATGCTCTTATGCCTGAAAGTACGCACAGCTTTAAGGGCGAAGTACCTGACAGTCAGAAGTACTGGGGTACTAATCCTATGTGGTGTCGTGCTGTGGCAGAGACACTGAACTCTTGGACATTCGGGTCTAAGGTTGAGAAGGGTTGGATTGATGTGTCTCCTGAAACCATCCAGCATCTTACTGAATCGTACATGGGTGGCCTTGGCAGAGTAGTCACACAAGCTCTTGGCATGTTGACCTCTCCTGTTACTGGTGCTCCTATTGAGTTGAAGAATGTACCTATTGCTAACTCTTTCTTCGGTAAGGTTGGCTATGGTGATACACTTAATGAGTACAGTAAGATTCGTAATAAGATGCAGACTGGCTTGAATGAACTTGAGCTTGCACAGAAGGATACAACTCTTTCTCCTGATGAACGTACTGAGATTAGAAACAAGAACAGAACTATTCAGCAGCTCAAGGGTAGATATGATTCTATCAATGCTCGCTTGAATAGTGTACGCAAGCTTGAGAAGTTGAATGAAAAGAACAACAAGTCTACGGGTACTAAGTTCTACGAAGAAAAGGAAAAGCTGCAGAAGCGCAGAGAATTTTTGATGAAGGAACTTACTCGTGTGGCTAAGCAGTCAGGTCTTGACTATAGGGATTAACTATGCTAGACATAATCGCTAAGCCTGTTGAAGCACTTGTTTCCGGTGTTGTGGGATGGTTCACGAGTAGGCAAAAACTCAAAGAGGTAGAGTTGCAGAGTAAGATCGAAGTAGCTAAAGCGAGAGCTGCTGCTAAGATTGATCTCTACAAGTCTGGGGTGGTGGGAGATATTGCGTGGGAGAAAGACTCCCTCGACAACTCTGGATGGAAGGATGAGTTCTGGACAGTAGTTATCTCTATGCCACTTATTCTTGCTTGGTGTCCGTGGACAGCAGACTGGGTAACACATGGGTTTGAAACCTTTGCTACTATGCCTGACTGGTATCAGATAGCATTTGGTATCTGTGTGTCATCTGCCTTTGGCTTCAAGAAGTTTGCTGAGATCATGTCCCTCAAGAACGGTGTCAATGTTTCACGTGTGCATGAAATAAAACAGCTACTTGCTGATATGCCTGAAGATAAAAATTAGGCAAAAGAAAAACCCCCTAAGAGCCCGAAGGCCCGAAGGGGGTTTCTTTGTATCTACAGTTCGATAGTGCATTCTGTTTTAACTTGTGTTTCTGTACAACCATGAATAGTCGAATGCTCTACTAGTTCAGGGTAGCTGACTTCTTTCTGTTGACTAGGATGTGTTGCTAGAGTCATACCTAGAATAGCTTTAGCTTCTCCAAGTTCTGCTTCAAGCTGGCGTTTCTTAACGTCCACTTCTTGCTGAATCTTAACACCATACATTTTAACAGCGTCGTTGTCAGAAGCTAATAGCTGCGTGGCTATAGGTGCCCACGTATGGACGTATTCTGCGAGAGCAGTAAGTTTCGACATCGTAACTCCTCTAATAGAAAACCCCCTGCAGTTCTTGATCTTTCCTGCAAGGGGTTTCTGCGTGTGTATGCAACCAGTGGGTCACTCCCAGAGTACAGCCAGTCCACGCAACTGTCGCTCTTGATTATAAGATAATCATTAACGAAAAGTTGTCAAGACCTAGCGTCCCTTTTTCTTCTTTTTCTTACCACCACAGGCCATACGTACCTCCCTTAGAGGAATGCGATGCGGGCAGGTTCCATACTCTCAAGATCGAGTACGAGGAGCTTGCCATCCCGCACGTCTTTCAGCAGGGAAAGCTCCCCTACCCGAGACATGGCTTTATTCAAGCAAACTTGATAGCGTTCAACATTATGAACCGCTCTATCAAGCTCACTTTTATATACGTCAACATTATGTTGAGCTTTCTTAATACGTTCTTCGATTGAAGGAACACCAAACATGTTTAGTCCTTATAAGAAAGGGGGAACCGTAGCTCCCCCAAACTATCAAGCTATGTTTTAACTACTAGGCAGCAGGCGTGGTAGTAGAAGTCTTAGACAGTGCTTCAATGATAGCACGGGTCTGAGCATTCTGAGACAGCTGCATCGCAAGCGCAGCGTTCTCGCGTTCCAGCCCACTGATCTTTTCCTGAGTCATGTAACCAATGATCGCCGCCTGATTAGCCTGAATGGCAGCAAGCGTTTCACAATGGTTGGCGGCCATGCGGGTCTTGATGTCACAGAATTCCTGCTGGTTCTGGAACTGATTGGCCGTAGCCTGTTCCCGAATACCAGTAGCAAGATCCTGCATACGGAGCTGCGTCTGGCAGCAGCAATCGGAAAGCTGGTGAGACAGCGCGTCAGTGGCACGCTGAGCAGCATTCGTAGAACGTTCGATGTTCAGATTGGTTTCGCAGCAACACTTCGAGGCAGCGTCACGGGCGTCACGAATACTGTTGTTCAGAGAGAATGTAGTATCACACATCCCGTTACCAAGCGAGTTCAGACGATCCATAATCTGGAACGTGTCAGAAGTCGCAGCACTATTGGGCATAGCAGCCCCACCACGATTACCAAACATACCGTTCCCGAATCCTCCGAAAGCAAACAAGATAATCAGGATCCACCACATCCACTGCTGACCACCCATAGCACCGCCGTTCATAGCCATCATTTCAGCGAGCTTGTTGTCGTCACCAGACTTAGCAAGAGTAAGGAGATCCGCAAGAGCCTTGTTCCATCATGTTCAACCTTCTAGTTAGTTAAGCGTTAGGACAGAGACAGGTAGCCAAGGAGATAAAGTCCACCTGTCTCTGACGTAGCTAACAACTACGTTTAAGGTAACACGATGTGTCTTATAAGAGTATAAGACTTATTAGAAGTTTGTCAAGGGTTACTTACCCATTTGCTGGCAAGCCATCTTCAACAGCTTGGAGAACTGATCCCAGTCTTCCTGCTTGATATCCTTCGGAACTTCAAAGTCAATGTTGTAGTCCTTGCCATTACAGGTAGCCTTAATTTCAAACTTAGTCATGTTTTATATCCTCGTTAGTTGCAGGTTTAAAGTTTTTACATGTGGAGCAGTAGTCTTCATAGTCACGCCAAGCATTGCAACAATCCCAGTAAGGATAGTCTTTACACCAATGGCATGTCTCAGGCGTCTGTTCCATCTTCTTCCGTGTGTGGAAGAATGTAAACAAGGTCTCTAGCAAGCGCATCTACTTCCTCCTTGTAAAGCTGATAGATATCTTCAAACACAGGTGGAAAGAGTTTATGCATATCACTCAACAGCCGTAGCATAATGTACCGCATGTCTGGGTGAGCATCCTTTGCACACCTAAGTTTGAAGATAGTTCTCCACTCACGAAGGTTAGCTGTAACTACAATGTCAGTGGCCAAGGAGTTAGGCAACACAGCACGAGCTACTTGTGGAGAATAGCCAGCTTTAATAAGATTGTTATACACAACCTCACATTCTTGCATGTGCCAACCCCACGCATTCATCGAGTCAACGTCCAGTTCAGTACTGGGCTTTACAAACTCAATGTCCTTATCCTTGTAGTTGCAATATCGAGTACTTTCTTGAGCGAAACTCGCAAGGCGGTGACGCACCAGTTCATGAGAGATACCACGGTCAATCCGAAAGTGTGCAGTAGCGTACCCGTGTTCGAGCATAGCTTCATGCCCTCGACGTACAAGTCGCTCGATGAAAGCCACATGGGAAGTTTCATTGATTTTATCCTCCGATTTATAACAGGTACGTCCAGCGTCTTCAATCGTTTGCATGATGAAGTGTGGAGCAGATTGCAAAGAGACTATGACAGAAGGATCAATTACTTTCATGAGCAGCCTTCAGATAGATGCTAGGGTCTTGGAAACCATACATCGTAAAGCCTGCTGCATTCTTATGACCACGGATACCAGCAACGGTAGTAAGGTCGTTATCACCTTCAGAGCGCATACTGAAGTGCCATTCCTTTCCGTTCCAATAGTACCAGCCAAAGCCAAAGTAACTGTCGTCAAGTTTCTGCATAGGGAAGTCATAGCTATCAGAAAGCTTTGAGTTCACCATAAGGAACTTCTTGCCTTCAATTACCATGTCGTGCACATTACGTTCTCGTTCCTCTGCAAGGCCAAGACGATACATGTGTGCAACATTACCCATGTTGATAAGCTGCAAGACTACATCCCACTTCATACGCTTAGCACGTTCTTCGTCAGGTGCATCTGCAGGAAGAGTGTCAATAGTTTCAAAGCACGCTTTCCAAAACTCATAACCATCTTCCGTAGCAGGGTCGGTGATGATAAGCTTCATTCCTGTGATGAAAGGAACAATGCGTTCGTCTGCTTGATGATCCCACACATCATACCTACCAGTCATCCACACAGCAGGAGGCATCTTGGCTTCACCCATAAAGGTTCCCCAAGTAATCTCACAGCCAGACTGATAGATACTGTGGTACACACGGATGTAAGGCTTAGTGTCTGTACCTGTCGTATCGTAATCCTTAGCCCACACAGAAGACTTGTGGTGGTCAACAACTACGATAGGAAAACCTTTGTCATGAAGATCCTTGAGGTCTTCTTCAGTAGGACAGAAGTCAAGGAACACAAGCCGAGCACCAGCTTCGAGATCACCGAACATCTTGTCAGAGTCATACCCATAGTTAATGGAGCGAAGGTCAAGCTCTTCGTTCTGGTCACAGGAGTACTTGAACACAGCAGCAGCACAATGCCCGTCAGCATCTTCGTGGTAAAAGACATACGTACTAGGCATTGAGTTCTACTCCTTGTGCAAAAGGTGCAACAGCATCAGCTTCCACAGCAGCTTGAGCTGCCTGCTGGTCAAGCCTAAAGATCTGCTTAACATCAATCATCTTAAGACCAGCTTCATCACACCAACGGACAGGACACTTAAGCTCATGTGCAATAATGCGAGCACGTTCACAGTCAGGCTGAAAGTCAACATAGACTACAGCGTCATCCTTTGTGATGACAGAACCTTTCTCACTGTAGTCTGCATTGTCTTTCACCTGCAGGTACTCAACGTCCTGCAAGCCAAACTTACCAGCTGCTGCATAGTTCTTAAGCAGACCAAGAATAGATTCTTCTTGGAAGACGAAGTATATCTTACCCATTCTGCACCTCTTCCTGAACTTCAGGCTGTCCTTCCTGTTCCTTCCTTACTTCCGCAAGAGCTTCCTCAAAGCCAAGACGCTTGCACCACACAAGAGAAGCATAGTGTGCAATCTTGAGCAGGTCACGCGTAGCTTCAAGCTCACCACGAGAGTTAGAATCCATACGGTTCACATACTTCTGAATCTGTTTGACACAATCATCAGCAGACCAAGAGGCAACATTGTCATCAGGGAAGTCACCGTACTGAGGAACAGTGTACTCTTCAACGTGTCTGCCTACTTCATCAGCAAAGCAGTCCCAAAGAAGAAGACGATTAGAACGAGGACTGTATTCGTCACTGGCTTCATTCTCCTTAGCTACATCTTTCACCCAGTTCTCAACAGCCAACTGAGCACGTACTTCTTCCAACACAGCTTCTTTATTAACCGACATACATTTCTTCCTTTCTTTTCTTTTGTTCATGAGGTTCAATCTTCCAACAGACAACATGTCCAACATCCTGTCCTTCACGCTCAGTCAAACGCTTGACCACTTCTGGAATACGCTTGTTTGCTTCTTCCTTAGCTTCAACTTCGTTTGTTGCGTTGATAAACATCTGAGTTGTGACATACTTTCCGTTGGCTCCTTTACCACGGTAACGAGCACGGAACTTCATGTCAGCTCCTAGTACAACCAAATAGTCGGACTCGGCTTCTTGGGATCGCTATCCACATGGATGAAAGACTTAGCGATACCAACACGAGTAAAGCCTGCTGTAATAAGAGCCTGAACAATCTTGAACTTCTGTTCACCAGTAGCCGCACTGATATCAGCAGCGTACCCAGTTGTATGGGATGAACCAGCTACACCACCAACAGCTTTGTTGTGTGCAGGACAACGGTATCCAGAAGTAATGACGAAAGGAATACCGGCGATTTCGCGTGCAAGGGTAAGCTTATCCACAAACTCTTGGTTCATTTCGTTTGTGTTACACCCACACTTACACTGAAATTCTTTTGCCTTGAAATACTTTGTGTCTTTCATTTTTTCTTTACCTTAAAGTTAAGAGGCTCTACAACACGACGGCACACTGTCGACGCAATGTAGCAAGCTTTCTCAAACACCTTGCAGAACTGGCAGGGTTTAACTCCTGCTTTCTTCAAGGATGCTGGAGGTGTTGTTTCCTCTCTGTTTGTGCACTGACGACACATCCTTGGCAACGTACCCCAGTAAGGATCGTCCTTCCTACGAGAAGGAATTGGAACCTCATCAGAATGTTTAAGTGCCTTGTTAATCATATCGAAGAAGCTCACTCATAATCCCTTATGGCTGTGACTACGGGGTTTCCGATGGGGGTTCCATCCTTAGAGAAGTCAGAGCAACGTACTGTTGCCTTCTTACCTATCCAAGTATTGAAGTCTAAACAACCCCTCCGATATGCTTCTTGTCGTTGTGCTTTTGTCCAGCATGGAACAGAAGAGAAAGGTTTACCTTTGTTAAAGAACTCAAAGATAATACATTTATCTACGTCTGCTGAGAACCCTGTGACTTTGTACTCAGTGTCTCTAAAGTTCTTATACTTCAGAAGATCATAAGACCTAACACCTTGCCGATACTTAGCACTGTACTTACGCAGCATCAGTCCTTCATATCCTTCTGCAAGATAGTCTTCTTGTTTCTTCTTTATATTAACTATTCCTTTGACATAGTCAATAGGGCAAGCCACAACTTTTTTAAGATCTTTATCTGCAAGCAAAGCACGGTAACGTGCAATGCGTTCAAACTGAAGTTCTTCACTGATAGTGTCGTACACCCAGTACTGCAACTTGTTTGTGGCAGGACTGTATGCTTTGACAGCAGACACTATATCTTGCAGTGGCATACCATGACAGTAGATCTCACCGTCCCATGCACACCCATCAGGCATAACTTCAAACAACTCTTTGCAGAGTTTGTTATGATGATACAAGACATCATATACTTTACCTGTTCTTGACAGGAAAGTTATCTTGTCACCATGTCTTTGAACTGTACAACGCACACCGTTGAGCTTGGGTTGACAGATATAGATCGTGTCGTCATTGACTTTGTTTTGATGATCTATATAAGACTGAGCTAGCATAGGACGAATAGGGAGAGCAGACAACTCAGCCTTGCTCTCCCTGTATCCCTTATCAAGCTGCTTCTTGAACCTAGACTTAGTTTCATTTACAGCTTGTTGTAGCGCAGTCGTAGCATTCTTCTTACCAGCATTCTTACCACAGTCATAGGAACGAGTAGTCTCCTTAAGAGCACCACCTTCGTAACCAGACTGAATAAGTATGCGGGCTGTACCGTCTTCGTTTTCATATGCATGAGCTTGCCACGTCATTGTCTTGCCGTTAGCTGTCAGTGCATAAAGAAGAGCGGTACTATATGCTTTTACGCTGCCTTCTTGCATTTGTCTTCCTTTGTATCGGTAAGAGTAATAACTTCATTGGGTGAAGTTTCTTTCACATATCTATCATTAACCACTCCTGTGGAATTGTCAACGATATCTTCTGCTACTTTCTTACTCAACTTACCAAACACTCGGACAGACTTCTTTGTCTTACCACAACGAGAGCACTTGAACTGTTCGACTTCAATACGGATGATGTCATACGCAGTGCCAGTCCACACTTCAGTGCTTTCCCAGTTGTGATCTTTGAGCCAACACATGACTCCCATAGATTACCTCAGCTTATGCTGCGTGACGGTAATGTTCGTGCTCCTTATATCCTTCCATCTTACGGACTTTCATATCAGCAATCAGGCGGATAGCAGAAGCAGCAACCTGACAGGCTTCTTCACAAATCGCAGTAGTGTCACGCCATCTCTCCGGTTTGTAAAGCTCATGTTTCAGCTCGGCCATCTCCTCTTTGAGAATCCAAGCAGAATGCTCGATAGACGGATGCGTCTCAGGGTGGCGTTTATGCGCGTCCTTGATGGCTTCCTTTACTTCTTCGAGTGCTTCCATGTTTGCCTGTTCTATCAGTCTTTCGTTCGACATTAGTACTATTACTCTCAGCTAAGGTATCAGGTTTCCAACACGAATAGCCGTGTCGTTTAGCCCACGTTTTGTACGTGGTGGGGTTCTTTGTAGACCGAGAGATAACTTTATCTTCAAGCATGAAGACGAAGCGTATATCTAAGTCTGGATGTTGCTCACGAATCTGAGCCATCTTACTTCGCATAGAGGGATCAAAGTATCCCTTTGCTTCGACAAAGAACTCCTCACCGTCTGGAAGTGTAACCTTAAAGTCAGGTTTATAATATCGTACAGCGGGCTGCCAAGGAATACGACAAGGTTCATACTCCCACTTGATACCAAGCTCGTCGAACTTTTTAGCAAGTTCTGCTTCAAACTTAGAAGCAAACCTTGTCTTGTTATAGGTTGATTTTATAGATCTCACATATGCACACTACCTCTGTTAAGGCAACCAGATAACCTTAGCCAGCTGAGCAGTATCCACAAGAGGAGATTCATAACCACAACCAAAACATTTAACAAAGAACATCCCGCTCATCGTTTTGTATATGTCAAGATGTTTACTGGAACATACTTGGCATGTACTCCCGTTTTCCAGCGGGCACAGTTTCATAACTGGCTCGTCCAAAGTTTACCTCCCCAGACACAAACGCCTGATACAAACCAGACGCCAGTGTGGAAATTTGTGTATGGTTCAACTTCAAGTCTCCGTGCACATCAATGGCTTCGATAACTTCATGAACGAAGTTACTGCCACCGATGCCCGGCTTGTCCGGGACATGCATCAGAGAAATGGTAGTCGTCTGAGGATCATATTGTGCAAGCACAACATCAGTCTGCTGACCGCCCTCCACTACCTCGATAGGGTCACTGAAAACTTTTACGCTTACGTCGTGACCGAACACGCTGAGCGAGCTAGGATAATCCATATTAGATACCTGCCTTTGCAATGTCTTGAATGTTTTGTTCAAGCATCTGGATGGTACGCTGGATGTCTTCCATCGTGCTAGTCTTTACGCGGATAGCAATGTCCACGAGAAAGAGAGGAAGGTTAAACACAACCATCATACCCCAGTACACATTAGCCACACACCGCCAGATAGTCCCAATGAATTTCTTAATCATTCTATCACATCCACAGTTTGAATAGTGTATCGCACCCAGTCTGTCTGTTCGAGTTTATTAAACTCTTCAAGACCAGAACGACCCAAGATAACAGCATGAACGTAAGCTATTTCTTCTATGACAGGTTCGCTTCTTGTTTCCAGTCTAAGAATTACGTCTGCTTTCATAACTGCTCCTTAATAGGTGAGGTAACCTTAGCTACCCCCACCTGTAAAAGTTAAGCACTATGCATTTGCCTTCGCTGCTAGGATATCTTTGAGAGGAGCTACGTATTCAAACCGTTCCTTCTGTTGCACGTCAGGGTACTTCTCCTTGTCTACATCAGACAAGAACATGTCAATAGGTCTAACGAACAACTTGCGATCTCCATCAAGTGGACGATAAACAACAAACTCAGAATCAAGTTCAGTATGTTTAGCAACCCCAAGTACGAGATACTGATTACCTTTGAAATGCTTGACAACAGTCATCGGTTCAAGCTTGTTCATCGCTAGTCCTCTATGGTTGAGATATCCTTCATAACCTTGAAGCAACGAACGAAGTCGTCTTCCTTCAAAGTAACCTTGATACCAGACCGAAGTTGCACATCGACAATACCCTTGTCTCTATATGTAACAATGGCAGGTATCTTCAATTCATATCTAATCACTACACAATCACCTCCTTCGTTGACTTAAGCTTGTGCATGAGGTGCCTCCTCTTCCACGACAACGTATGTTCCTGAGAACTCCATGTCCGTAGCAATGAACCATTCGTCCTTGTATTCAGGGTCGAACAGGAACCACTCTCCGACACCAATCGTCATGGCGTCTACGATGCGGTCATCTTCTCCTCTCTGGATGATATCAATCAGAGGATCTACTTCCTGTTTATGCACAAGAAGTTCGAAGCCTCGTTCAGCCCAGACCTTAGACAGTTCAGAGAACTGCTCATCGCTATATTGTATAGCACACCTGATCTTTGGGTCATCATGCCAGTCAGGATTATACTTTACCTTGAGCATCTTTGTCCTCCTTAACAGCGCAACACTGTTGGAACTGTTCAGGAGTCAGGATGTCAACCCGCCTCAAGTTCTTGTTGTAGACAAGGTATTCACCTACTTCTGCTACTGAACAGCCCTCATCACCAGTAAGTTCAATGCTGTACTTTTCAGCATTAAAGTTAGTAAGAAGATTTACACAAGATACTCCAAAGGCTCTCCATGCAAAGCGACGTATCTTATAAAACTCTTCGTCGGTTAAGTTTTGTACATCAGGAAGCTGTATGTACTCACAGTCATATGTGCATGTGCAAGGAACTACATCCATTACTCACTTCCTTTGTTCTGTGATTCTTTCCAGCTTTTATACTGGTTGCACCACTGTTTCACAGGACAGTACTTCTCGCAGCGAGTACGTTCGCCCGGTCGAAACTCAACTTTGTACTCAGAGCCAAGCCTCTTGTGGCGAATGTACTCATCTGCTTCTTCACGAGTGTCGCAAAGTTTTGTGGCCTTCGCTGCTCCTACCTTGTAAACGGCATACTTAGCAGGCTTCTCCCAGCATTCGTCCGGAGTGCATACTGGCAGCATGTCATCGCTACAGGATTCGGCCTCCACGTGTAGACGAAGGCGTTCCTTGTAGTAGGACTCGCGCTCTTCAAGAGGCAGCACGCGGAACCTGAATTCGTTGAAAGGTAAGTCGGGATACTTGTCATCTTTGTACCGTCCAGATTGAGGTCTCCAATCCATATAGATGGCGTTGATGGCAACATCCTTTACAGGATACCCCTCCTTCTCAAGGAAATACGCATTGATGTTGAGCTGGTCAATCCATTCTTTCTTACCAGTGCTTCCGTGCATATACGCGGAGCAAGTTTTCCAGTCGGAAAGAGTTTGTGTCTCTTTATCATACAAGTCAAACTTTGCGACGACCCGTCTGTATGTTGACTCATCGCCTCCATCAGGCTTGTCAAAGCGTGTGACTTTACGTTCGACCAGATACTTTGGATTCTTTGAAAGAGCTGATTCCATCTCATGGTGTACTGCGTTACCTCTCCAGACATACCATTGATCCATCAGGTCTTCAACAATCTCATGCTTGTGTCTCTTGTAGAGCTGCACATAACGTGGACTATCAATCAGTGACGTAGCACTGTAGTCTGATGCACCAACAGGGTCATAAGGTTGAGGTTGAAGGGCGTCCTCAAATGCTTTGGGCAGACGATACTTGTTTGTGTACATAACACTCCTAAAAAGAAAAGGCCAGTATATGATGTATATGTTGTCAAGTTACATATTCACATCAATAGACTGGCCTCTTTTGAGTTAAACTAACTTATCTTACCCAAGCAGGAGTTCCACCGGTAGCAGCCAACGCGGCCTCGCTACCTTCAACGCCTTGCGACTTGAGAGCTTTTTCTTGCTCTTCTGTCAACGGTTCATATGTGGGAAGATCTCTGCTCTCACCGAGCTTTTCAACGGAAGCAATGTCCCACATATTACCACCTCTGCGAACGAACTTCATGATGACAATGTCACCCGGAGAACATGCCTTCTGGAAGAACTGTACAATAGAACAGTTAGGACGTTCAATACCCTTCTCGATTACTGTGGTAGCAGTGTTCTCAAAGAGAATCTTTTCATAAGGAGTGTTGGGATCTTTATCATAGCCCTTGCGTTCTCCTTTGAGTACGTAACCAGTAAAGGTACGACCAGCCCTTGACACCAGATCATGTTTCAGTTCGATGCTATCGAAAATAAACCACATGGACTTTTCCTATGTTTTCACGCGCGTATAAAAGAAAGATAAACACGAAAGAAGATTTGTCAAGAGAGGAAGGCAGGAAGATCTGCGAAGATCTTATCCATCTCTTCTTCCTTGATCGCTTTCATGTTACCATAGTCATACCCTATTTCACAGTCTCCTGTCAAGGGTACCACAATATCCCAACCAAAGTATTCTTTAGCAAGTTGAGGAAGACTGTGTATCAGTTTGAGAGCTTCACGACATAACGTCTCTGCTTCTTCGATGGGAGAATCAAATACCATAGAGTCATGCACTTGAAGAATAAACTTAGCAAGAAGTTTATATTCTTGTGTACGTGTAAGCAACTTCCACATAAGCAAATACATAATGTCAGTTGACCCAGATTGTACCGGGTAGTTTGACACTTGCTTTTCATCAACAGTTTCTACACCATCATAACCCATCATGTTATCAAACGTAAGTACACGTCCAGATGGATTACGAAGATACCCTTGCGACTTAGCAAGTTGCACGTTTGTGTCTTGCCACTTCTTAAGTCCTTGGTACTTTTGGTAGAAAGCTGCAACAATTTCTTTCCATTTCTTTAAACTGTAGTCAGGCATCCGTTGATCTCTATAGAATCCAGAGGCTGAACCACCGTACAAAAGACGGAACGACATTGTTTTTGCAGTAGTACGAAGTCTTTTAAACTCTGCTGAATCTCGTGGATACTTGTCTGCACCGAAGAAACGTAGAGCATTATCAGAATGAATATCCAGACCTTCATTCAACTCATGAAGCATAACTGGATCTCGGCTTAACTCAGCAGCTATACGCCATTCAATCTGAGCTAAGTCAATGTTTACAATAACCCCTTGTTTGCTTTTAAAGAATGTTTTGATGGGGCTGGTACCATTACGGGGAAAGTTCTGCCCGTTAGGATTTGAAGAAGAGAGTCTACCTGTACGTGTAATGCACTGGTTAAAGGAAGGATGAAGCCTATCGTCTTTACCGATGACAGCAATCAATCCTGCCTCTTTCTCTTCTTTAGAACCAGCAATTGAGGACACTACTTTCATCAGCTTCTTCTGATCTCGTAGTGTTTGAAGGAAGGACTCAGAGCGTTTGTCACGAGACTTTAACAAATCAAGTGTGTTCTTATCAGTTGAAGGCAAGCCGGTCTTCTTAGACAAGCAGCCGTCTGGAACTTTAAAGCCAAGTCCCTTGATAGGAATCTCAATCTTAGTCTTACGTGTGGTGATCTTAAACTTACCGCTCTTTAGCTGACGAGCTACAAGTTCAGGAACTTCTTTCTTCCAAGAACCACCAAATAAAACAGCACTGAGTTGTGAAGCAGAGGAGGGAGTAAAGTCAATACCAGCCAGATCGACCAGCGTCTTGTCCATTGCTTTAACCTGTTCACGCGTTTGGTTACAGTAAGCAATAGCTTCTTCTTTGTCGAAGGCTGCACCAGATACTTCCATGTCAGAAAGGATCTGGGTTAGACGGAAAGAAAGTTCCGTTATCTTGCCAAGGCTTGCACGCTCAATGAGCGGGAGTTGTTTCTTGAACACGTCATGTGTAAGATGTACGTCCTGCTTGAGATAGTCTTCATGAATCTCCAACGGAATCTCATCCGTCTCGTATCCAGCTTGCCAATACATAGCCATAGCATCGAGCTTATGACCTAAGCCATAGCGTTTGGCAACAGCATTCAAACTATACTCAAGTTTACGCTGACCATTTATGAGATAGTCAGCTACCATCGTACACCAGACTGGCTTGTCCTTGACATTCAAACCAATCCACTTCAACCAGTTCAAGTCGAACTTAATGTTGTGTCCAATCAAGAAGTCAACGCTGTCAATCTCTTGTTGGATTTCAGCAAGAAGTTCTTCATGTGGTCTATCATTTGGATTGAAGAACCACACAGTTGAGGTACCATCTTGGCGTTCGATTCCAACAGAGCACAGATACGAGCCTATTGTCCAAGGCATATGCTTCGGTGCTTTAGAACATTCGATGTCGATGGTACAGTAAGACATACTACTTACTCGACTTAGCTTCGGTCGTCACGGTAGGCTCATCAAGCGAGAGAGACATCGAGGCTACGTTAGCTGCTGCCGCAGTTTTCGTATAGTTTTTAAGCGCAGTCAACATATCGACGAGGGAGAGATCGCGCAGAGCAAGACCAGTTTCCTGTTCCAGCTTAGCAACAAATTCTTCAAGGGCGATATCAGCCTGAGCAATAACCTTGTTAGTGAATACGGACATGTTTACTTCTGTTCCATGTTAGGGTTCCCATATATCTCAGACAAGAGTGACTTGAAGGTGGACTTGATCTCAGGTGAGCCAGAACCTTGGGGAGACTGGTCGTCGGACTTCGACACTTCGGAGAAGCTACCTGATGCCTTGTCAGTATACAGGGCACATGAAGCATTGAATACTACTTCATATCTGCCATGCTTACCTTCATTCATCTTGTTCTTACACAGAGATATATATCTAATACTGCAAACAGGATTGTCAACATCATCAAATGATTTTCCTATCCCAATTGCATAGTCAAGCTCACCGGGCTTACCGGTCTTGCTGTTGTCCATGTCAGAAGTCTTCAACCATTTTAACCCTTCGGCTGAAGCTGACGCCTGACCAACAGCAATAACATCACAGTCGTATGACTTAGCGAGTTCACGGAACTTACCGTACACAGCTTTAAGTCTATCGACAGTTGACATATCTCTGTCACCAGAGAAACGAACCTTGTCACCTTGGTCAATAACCAAGAGACGCACGTTATATGTCTTCATCAACTGTTCAATATCTTCAACGGTGATGATAGCTTGGTCATAGATTTTTATTTTGTGCCCACCTAATTTGGTGAACTCTTCTTCTGCATCAGTAGGATAGTTTATGAGATCAGTCTTATTGCACTTAAGCACTGACTGATAGATACGAAAGAGAACACGTTTGCCTTTCTCTTCGTTGTTACACCAAAGTATAACCTCATCATCCTTCAACTGCGATGCAAAGTTAGAAACTTCTGATACAATAAACGATGTCTTACCTGTATCGACTCTAGCAAATACGTGACCAAGGCTACCACCTCTTAGTTCTCCGATGCTTTCGTTCAGGCAGGACAAGCGCCATCGTAATCCAGCTTCATGTACTTCTTCTTGTAAGAGTTCAGTCAAGTTAGACTTTACAAATAGTTGGTCTTCAGCTTTGTTAAGCTTCACTTTGCGTTCATTGAACTCAGATAACATCTCCTGTACTTCGTCAAGTACAGAATATGAATCACCGTCAAGAACTTCAGTCAACTTAAATACCATCTCACTTGCAAAATATTTTTCAAGGAAGTGGTTTAAGTTTTCTTCAAGTACTTTATTATCAATCTCAGTTGAACCTAAACGCTCAAGGTAAGCAGAATAAGATGTTCTCTTCTTCAGGATAGGGTGCTTCACTGAAAAGAAAACAAGTAATTCTTCAACACTAAGGACTTCTTTATCAGGATATTCAGAGAAATATTCCTGAATTGTTTTCAGAAAGTTCTTAGTTTCAAGTTCAAGGTTCAACTCAAAGATGAATTTAAAATACTTATCAAAGTTTTCTTTGCTTAACAAGAACAAAACAAGGGAGATTTCCTCAATGTTCATAATGCCTTGCTTGTTCAAGAGTTAAGGTCAACCTTCTAATTCAGAAATAATATAGTCTTAATGTTCAAAGCATTAGTTACCTATAGTACTTATGAATTAAGAGTTAGGTTTAGTCTTAGGATAATATACTTATTAAGGTATTTACGTAGTAGGTTATTTAAGATATTATACTTAAGTAAGGTTAAGTAACGGCTAAGATATACTTAGATATATTATAATACTTAATTAAGTAAAGTCAAGGATACTTATTAAGATACTTAATATATTAACCTAAAGGTTTTATCTTTAGGTTTACCTGTTAAGTAACCTATAGTACTATAGGTATAAGATCAAACACCTGCTTGTCAAGTACCTGTCTGCATATTTATTAGGCAGCCATAGCGTAGGTGAACGAGTTCATCCTGATGTTATCAAGATAGCCAAGACTCGTAGTGTTGTACGAATGACTCCTGCCGTTAGTGCTGCCACACTTAGGGCACGGCATCGACTTGAGCTTGTCTGCAAAAAGTGTGCCACACGAGTCACACATAGCCAGCTCCATGTCATAGAAGTTCGACAGCTGGTTACGCTTACGAGACAGGCTGCGCTGTATGTCGTAACCAGAGGAGGAAGAAGACTGTACAAAGGATACAGCCTTATCGTTGAAGCTAAGCATGACACACCTCCTTAACCGCCTTGCACAAAGTACGCCAGATAGATCGGGCGTTGCTGATGATGTTGATCACATTCCAGAACAACTTACGAATGATCTCGAAGATGCTCATGGTTTTCTTACCGATGGTCACACCGATGGACACGTCTTTCCACGTAGGCCCATCGTAGGTTTTCTTTCCGAATCCGAACATGTCGCACCTCCTATGAAGCGTTGGACTTCTTCGGGTTTATAACACTTAGGGTCTTGGTGTGCTAGCACAATTGGACTTGCACTGTAACCAAGTGCACGCAATTGCTTTGCGTACTTACATGCCTCTTGTCTTTTGTCGGGATCAAGCCAGACCTTTATACAAGCTATATCTGCGTCCGCCAGAACATCACGTAAAAGATCCATCTTCACGTAGCTTCCAAGTAGAGCAACAGCACTCACACCGGCCCTAGCTACTGCGAGGCATGAAAGAATATCCTCGACGAGTACGACCTTCGATGTTTGGTTATTTACAAACAGAACGATATCTGACCTTTGTGATCTCACGTTCATGTACTTAGGTCTGGATGTGTCTGAAGAAAGGTTGCGGCCCTGCCAAAAGACCAGCTCTCCATCCCGGAACACAGGAAGGATTAACCTATCTAGTCTGGGGCTGTACCCAAAATGATACCGGCGTATCTCATCCTCATTGACGCCGTAGGTACGTAACCACAGCAAACCTGACGCGGGAATGTCAGCGGTAAAGTCTGACGGGAGAGTGACTTTCTTCGTTACGACACTGGCATTGTCTTTATTGCCCACTGCTCTTCGATGCAATTCACTTAAGATCGCGCTAGATGATGGGCTTTTAACTGGGTACCAGTATTTAGTGTGGCACCTATGACACCACATACTGAACCCATTCCTCTTACGTGTCACAACAAAGCCATGACTGGTTACCTTATCTGGTTCACAGAAAGGACAGTAGGCTTGTCTTACTGGCACGTCCATAGGTGCATTGTAATCAAGGAACTTCTCAAGCTCCTCTCGCCTGACAGTCATACTCTTGCATCTCTGTTATGGTTACAAGCTGATACATCCATGCCTCTAAGCATGAGTTCATGTCTTGCCTTTACGTCAGAGACACACAGTATGTCTGGACTGTTGTTGATGTTCTGTTTGCATTACATTTCTACGTCCCTCGGTTATGGTTCATATACCGTTTAAACGCACGAGGATTGATTCTAAGACACGTTTATTTAAAAGATGACTCATAGGTCATCCTCATAGTAAACGAGGCTTAAAACCTCTCCTAGAGAGCAAGCCGCTCAACGTCGCTTAAACGTCTTCTCTTCCCTCGCATCCAGTTCTTAGGGATGTCAATGTCAAGCAGCTTGTGTTCTTTGTCAGTCCTCTTAAGGAATCTGTTAAAGAAACTGTGACAACATCCAGACACAAGAGAGACAGCTTTGTGAACCCTTGACATCTTCTCAGGAATGATTACGTAATCATTCTTTTCCAGTTTGTCAAGTAGTTCATTGGCAGCTTCTATGTTGGTGACGAAGTCCATGATCTTCTTCCAACCGATCTGCCACAGGGCTTTGATGCCTTTGAACAACCAGCCAAAGAACTGCTTGATACGATTACGCATAAGCACCTCGTGCTTAGAGTTTGATGCGGATGGTTCCGTCTTCATCCTTGTCCATGAAGGCTCCAGCAAGGCAGAGGAACGGAATGCTGAGCACGGCACAGACACTCAGACCCACCTTGACAAGAGCTTCCACAATAGCACTGATGCATTTCTTAAACATACTAACTCCTTTTTATGGCAGGGCGAAGAGCACCCAACCATCTATGCCACACCCCTTTCAGACGAAGGGTGTAGTCGTGCAGGGAACGGATGAAAGCTTCCGCTTCCGTGCTACGCTTGAAGCAGAGGTCAAGCGCAGAACGAAAATCGTCTGCGGTATATTCACCGGGGAAGTCGATCATGTTTTCAATACGCTTCCGTTCTTCTTCCGTGTACAAGGGAAGTTTGAGTTCACATCCGGGAACAGAAGGATTGCAAATCTCAGGACGACGTGGTACGATCATGTTGTAATCCTCCTAGTCCAAGTCCCACGGAGGGAGGTTGTCATTGAGAAGTGTATCCAAGGCTTCTTGTTTGCAAGAGGGGCAAACATATACGTTTACCTTTCTCGTCTTGCCTATGGTTTCACAAGAGCAGGAGATGTGAGGCTCATGGCAGACAGCGCACTGGTGAAGCTTACTGCTCTTCAACAGCTCTTCACTTGACAGAAGGTGTTCACCCTTAAGATCTGTCACCAGTACCATTTGCTTGCCATTCACAGTCTTCACAAAGAACTTCTTGTCTCCTCGTACCCAGAACTTACCGTTGTATCCATCGGTAGAAGGGTACTCAAAGCAAGACGTGCACACAAATCCTATGTCCTTCCTTGACCAGATGACATGGTGATTATCACCACATCCGGGACATACAGGAAGAGAACTCTTAGCCTTGAGCTTGGCCTTGTTCAAATTCCTGTTAGCCTCTCGGCTCTTGGCCCGGACTTCCTCAAGCATGTCGTAGTACGCCATAGCGTTGGGGACTGTCACTGTGTCAAAGTGTTTAATGATTTGTTTCTTGCACGTTTCACAGATGAAGAAACTGTTCTTGGTATCATACTCCATCGGTCTGTCGTCTCGCGCACACACGAAACATTTCGGTGCCGCAGAGTATGCGTACACCGCTTCAGGAGGCATGTGAACAGGAGAATGGATATGAGTTCCTTGAACATATTCAGGGCCGTCATCAGATGCAAGCTCTTCACTGCCCACTATTTCAAGAGCAGCAGTTCCCTGACCAGCATTGTCAGCAGGCTTGGGGATAGGGTAAGCGATAGACGAGTACCCGTGTCCGCTTCGGTATGTGAAGCGTTCCTTTACACGGAAGGGTTCGTCAATCATTTGCATCAAACGATCAGCGCGAAGGATGGAAGACACGTAGCTTTCAGCCAAGACAAATTCATCGGCTGTGTGTTGCCGACCATAACCGCATGACAGATTGACATGAGCGATGTCATGCTTCATCCAAAGATCATAGCAGTCAGAGTAAGAACCATTGGCCTCATAGTAACCGAGCTTGGCAAGGAAGTACGTCAGCTTGCTCGGTAACGTGGGACTATAGTATACATACTCATTGTGTCCCCTTCGGTCAAGGGCAATGACACAATAAATATGGTCGACGAACTTGTCGAGGTAGCCAGTCTTGAGGAAAGCTTTCATGCCTTTGCCACCCGTTTCTTCATAGTTTGTGAAGAGAACGAATGGTTTACTGGTATGGCGTTCAATGATGTCCAGAATACCAGCAACACCACAGCGGTCATCACCGCCGAGGATACCGTTGGCATTTGTAATGACTCCGTACTCGGTGCACAAGATGAGGGGTTCATCCACCGAGGCGTGTCGTCTTGTATCCACATGCGCCTGCAAAAGCACAGGACATATGGTATCAGTTGTAGGAATACCGAAGACGAAGTTCTCGTCGTCAGTGTATACTTCGTACCCAGAGTCGGAACTCGTCAGAGTACCAACGATGTTCTGTATTACCTCCGCATCCGTCATGCGAAGGATTGTCTTGAGTCTCTCAATGCTCATTAGCGTCTCCTTCGCTGACGTTCCAGCTAATCTTAAGATCAGGATTACTGGTTATAAAGTTCTGCAAGATGCTGGCCTTGATGTGAACCTGTGCTTCATTGATTGTTGACGAAGGCAGTGAAGACAACTGCTGGTAACAGTTGTTGCACAAAGCATGGCCACGATAAGGATACATCAAGCCGTGAGAACCACAGCATTCGCAGGTAGTCTTGTGCAAGATACTGATGCAGTGTTCACATACAGGGATGTCTTCAATCCACTGTAGCTTCTTGTCAGACTTGGTGCCGCAGATAGCGCACATGTTATTCCATGCACACTTGGGACATGCTTTGCCTTCCCGCATCATCGAACCACAGACAGGACAGAATGTGACCTTTTCTACACAGTTATTACACAGTGGGTACAGCTTGTTGCTGTCCGTTTTAAGCATCTGCTTGCCACACTTCTTGCAGTTGGTCAGCTTTGTTTCTTCGCAGTCACTGCAAATGATTGTTGATTTGGTATGATACTTACCGCACAACAAACAAGGTGCTTCTACGCACCCTCGCACATCAATGTTCCTGATCTTGTCAGACGTTGAAGAGAAGAAGAACATACGAACAGGGTCAATGTACCATCCTTCTGGTCTGTAGTCGAGTGAAAGATAGACATCTTCACTATTTCCATTTGTGTATGACCAGTCTGCTTTATCGTCAAGCAGGGCACACAACCAACCACACACCTTCTTGATGATGGCGTCGTCGATAAAGCCATAAGACTTCATGACGATAAACTTGTTGAAGTCTTTGTCAAAGACAACCCAAGCTCTGCCAGTGATGTTCTTTCCTTGGCGGTTGTAGATTACACCAGTCAAGGGGCAGAGAGCGATGTCAAGCGGGCCCTTACTGTTGAACCTTCCAACCGTAAAGCACGATGAGAAGCTGCTACTACTACCAGCCGACAGCATCGTGAACATATCCATGCTGAAACCATACGTCGCTTTCTTGATCGACGCAATCTCAGAGTAGATGTTCTGAATGATGGCGGAGTAGTATTCGTAGTCCTGCGTGATCACAACTGCCTCAGCACAGTCAGAGTTACTGACAAAGGATCTGGCATCAGGTACCTTCGGCAGTTCTTTGCTCAGCTTCATGCGAAAAGTACTGGAATACAATCCGCTAAGAAGAATCTTCGCGGTCACATTGCTGTTGGTCTTGGCGTAGGACAAGATACGTTTGGACAGCTTCATTTGGTTAGACGTTCTATTCGTAATGAACTCATCAAACGTAGGCTGCTTATCTTTAGGCATGACCATGCAGACAAGCTGATAAGAGAACGCAAAGCGTTCATTCAAATCAACCGTTACTTCTTCCTCGACAGTCAGCGTGTCAGGAAGACCGAGCTTAGCAGCCAGATTAGCCTTGTTCTGCTTGCTCAGTTTGTAGATGTTCTCGATGTAGGTACCAGCTCCATCAGCAGGAAAGCCTACATAATAAGACAAAAGAGATGGCCATTGCTTACTCAGATCAATGGACATACAAACCTCCAAAGAGACCGGCCCATGTGCACTATGTTCGTTAGGACTTTGTCTCACACAGAGACAGCTACCATCATAGAAGAGTACACATGGGCCAGCAGGTTTAAAGATTAGAACAGGCGGTACATCAAGGCAGACTGTTCTTCACGAATCTTGGCAGCGTGAAGGTTCATGCCTACGCCCTTGAGCAGAGGTTCGATCTTGCTGATGTTGTCAGCAACAGGAACCATCTGGAAACCAAAGTGCTGCTCGATCACATCCATCGGTACTTCGTCATGTCCCCAGACCAGCTTGCGCTGGGGCCGAGACACACGAGTCTTCCCTTCGTTCGTCAGGTTGACGAGGTTGAAGAGATTCTTCGGGGCACCGATGTTGTTACCGGCGGCGTCCTTGGCGAACACACCAGTCGCTTCACGCACCAGCATGTACAAGTCACCGACCTTCTCGCCGCTGACAGCACGGAGCAGAGCACCACGCTTGACAGAAGGACGAACAGGGGCGGGCATGACGATGGAGGAAGACATGGAGCAGAAGCAGGAAGTGCAGTTACACATATGAGAAACCTCGTGAGTTGAAACGTGATGAGTACCAAACATCATGGTCACAAGTCTACGCTTATAACTTGGTAAACATGACTGTA